TACGGCGCGGGTCATTAGGAAGTTAACGCTGGCTGCTGGGGTAGCAGTCGCGAAGGCAGCTGCCATCGAAGAGCTGAAGCCACCACCACCCGAATAGATTAGAGGAACTGGGCAGTTAGCGCCATTAAATGACGTATCGCCTTCAGTAACTAGCTTCGCGAGAAGCGGCCCGAAGTCGATCATCGAATTCTGGATTAGGGAGCTATCAAGGTACTTCTGCTTGAGAAGTGCGCTGATGGTTGTTAGTGACGAAGCGGATGCGGCCATGGTGTGTTACCTCTAGGCTTTCGAAGCCTTAATAGTTTGGTTAATATCCTCTACTAGCTTTTGACGATTTTTTCGCTTGTAAAGGTCATCGGTTGAAACCTCTGCGGGAGCTACAGTGGGTGTTCGCGGCTCAAATTCTCGGAAACTTCCCTTACGCCGTTCATCCTTAGCACCACTAGCTACCACCGCTGCTTTTTGGGCCTTCTTTTCGGCTGCTAGTCTTTCGGCTTCTGCTGCCGCTTTCTTAGCTGCCAACTTCTTCGCAGTACCTTGGAAAGCTTCAAAGTCAGCTTCTAAACTGGCTTCTACTGTTTCTAAGGCGTCTTCATAAGGTAGGATTTCCGGCCTACCATTGGCCGCGGTCTCGTTATAATATTCCTGCATTACATCCCAGACTTTCTGGGCTGCCGTTGGATTCTGGGCACAAAACTCGTATTTCTCTGTGTCTTTCTTAATTAGAGAGTCGATGTACCTCTCAGTCATTTTAAGTGTTTCCTGGTTCTGACGCTGGATTTCAGCTGCCTGAGCTGCTTCGCGGGCAGTCATCTCCTGCTTAGCTTTTTCTTCTCGCTCCTTAAGAGTCTTGTTAACAATATTCTGTGCGATCTCTTCCGGAGTTCTAGTGTCACCCTTAATCATGCGGTCAAGCATTTGCTGCTTGGTGATGCCCGCGGCTTCGATGAAGGCCATTGGGTCTTCTTGAGCGAGCCTAGACCACTCGTCGTGCTTGGAAGCCTTCTCCGTCGCCTCACGAAGTTTTAGTCTCTCCTGCTCAAGACCGAGTTGATCTTGCTTTACCTTCTCAGCAGCCTTTCGATTTTCTGTCTCTATGCGCTTAGCACGAGCTAAAGCAGCAGACATTCGCTCCTGTTCCTTTTTGGCAGCGTCTACAGGAGGAGGAGCTGCTTTTGTTTCTACCTTAGCTGGGGCTGTTTCTACTTTGGTGGGGGCTGCTGCTGCTGGGGCTGCGGGGGCGGCTGCTGGGGCTGCAACGTTATCGGGCATTGGTTTTCCTTGGTTAGAAATTACTGCGGTTGATTAGGGAGTAAATCGCTTTGTGGTGGTGGGGCTGGATTAGCTTGTGGACCACCTGGGTTAGGAGGCGCTCCAGGTGTTTGAACATTAGGCGCTTGGACTGGAACTGGCGGAGGCGGTGGAGAAATCAGGGCGTTCGCTTGCTGCAACCATTCTCTGCAGCGCATAATTTTATCTGCTGGAGCGTTGTTATTAATAGCGTTCAGCGCTGACTTGGTGACTTCTGTTATGCATAGTTGTATGTTCTGCAGAGGATCTGGCGTAGGAAATTCGTCCTCGTATAGAAGTAGATAGGCTGTTTTCTCAGCGTTAACCTGCGCTGCGTTATCTAGGCTGAGTGCTTCATCTAGATCGGGGAACTGTAGCAACCGTCTGCCTTCGTCAGGAGTAATCAGCGATCCCTGAAGAAGTTCCTGAATCATGCTTAGCTTCCCTGAGGGAGTTCTCGGCAGGCTAGATGTTTCGTATAAGTCGATTGAGTATTCGTCCTCAGAGAGATCGATGTCCTTCCAATCGATTTCCTCGATGAACTTTTTCCCCTTGACTTTTACATTTAATTTCTTGGTCTTCTTATATAATTCTTTTGCCTGGGAGATAAGTCGCTCTGCTACAGAAACGTAAAAGTGGCCAAATCGCTGTGAGAGAAGGGTAAATCGAATGTCAGTAACATCCTGATAATCTCGAATCGCTGCGCCTGAATTCAAGCCAGGCGGCTTCTGACCCGAAGCGGATAATTGGGAAACTCCAATGAACTCAAACGCTGAAGAAATAACCCATTCTTTCCACTCGACGAAATCTGTAGCTGTCGCTGGCCAATTCAGGACTTCTGGTGCAGGGCCGGACCCCGTGAGAACATTGCCGGACTTACTACTAAGAACTTTGTTTTCGTTAATTTTAGAATCAGTTCGGAGATAAATCCTAGGGAGAGACATCTGCGAGTGCGCCACGTACTCGACTCTTGTGATAGAATTAAGAGCGTTCTGATGTCCCCACAGCAATTCTGCAACTCCGATTCCGAAGAATCCTTCAATACTGTCACTATATCGGAGAAATACATAGGGAAAGCTTTCATGTTTCCACTCCTCATCAACGAGAACACAATCTTCAGAAATGCATTTAACATGTCTACCATCGCCCTTCGACTTACCATCTTCTCCCATTGAACCTGGCGACGGGAGATGATACGCTTCCCAAATTGGGATTACGTTAGTCGACAACGTAGCTGCTGTGCTCTGGTCGAGAGGATGCATTGGCTGAATAGCATAAATTTCTTTTCTGAATGAAGGATACTGTTCTGCTAGAACATCTCTATCAATCGTGCCAACCTG